ACTTTGGCCCCCGGGAAACCGGGGGCCTTTGTGTTGTATTCTTTACTGGTGGAGATAAATAAGATTCCGGCGTTCTACATAAACATGGATGCCGATGTTGAGAAAAGAGAATCGACAGAATCGGTTCTGGCCGTTCTTGGATTCGAAAGTGTTACGAGAATTCCCGGCATCGAGGGCTTGGGCAAGATTGTTGGCTGCGCAATGGCGCACATAAAGGCCATTGCGACTGCGCTCGAGGCAACAAGTGGTCCATTTGCAATATTTGAAGATGACATCTTTATCAAGAACCCAAACACCACAATAGATGTTCCGGAGACCGCTGATGCCCTCTATGTCGGAATATCTAGATGGGGTATTTACAACGGGACTGGGCACAGGCGCATATCTATTGAGCCACACACCAGGGAACTCTATCGCGTTTACAACATGCTGTCTACGCACGGCATTGTTTACTTCAATAGAGATTACGCAAAACTACTTATGAAGTCGTATAATTTTCTTGTGTCGATATCGGAGCCAGTCGATAAGGCAAATGCCGAGCTTGTAAAGTACTTTGAGGTTTACGGGCTGACCGATCCCATGGTGTATCAAGATGGCATAAACGAAAAGGAAACAAACTTTACCCTTCCGGGTCCAAATGCCACTAACAAGTCCGGAGTGTTTGCACTAAAATAGAAGCATGGATTACGCTTGGTATATTTTAGGGAACGGTAGACGGGGATATATCGAACGAACGATAGCTTCGTGGTTGGCCAATCTGATCGATAAGCCGAAGTATAGTTACATCTTCGATGACTCCGGGGACCCGGAGCACGTTAAGTGGCTGATCGATAATTACGGGCAAGACTTTACCGTTGTCCCCATATCGAGTGGGGTGGCCGGTCAAGCCGTGGCCGTACAGAAAATATTCGACACGCTGCGCGAGCTTGACGTTGATTACTTCCTGGGGATCGAAGAAGACTGGATGCTGTTCAGGCCACTAGATGTTCAGAGCATAATATATGAGTTATGCAATAATCCACATATCGCGCAGATGCGTGTCCCCCGCACGGTTTGGCACTCCGAATACCATCGTCTCGATCTGGATGCCGGCAGTCTGCTCCTTCACCATTTGAATGACAATAAAGCACAACTCGCAGAGAAACGCGAGCGCTGGTACGAAACAAGAGGGCACTTCTATTTCTGGTCGCACAACCCATCGGTGTTCCATAGGAGCATATTGGATAATAAATACCCCAACACCTCGAGTCACGAGTATGATTTTGGTATACAACTACTGAAGCGCGATGCTAGCGCTACAGTTGGATTCTGGGCGGAGAATCCATATGACGCTTACATTACGCACATAGGATTTAGGGATGAGCAATTGTTGAAATCTTTGCCGGGATTGCGCGGTTGGGCGCATGGCTAAAATTCTTGCCTATGTAAATCTATATCCGCCATCCACCCGAGCTGGTGCAGAGTTAATGTTACATGAAACGCTCCTGGCACTGCGGGAACTTGGGCACGAGGTAATGGTTGCCCAACCGAATCCTCCGCATAAGCTCGTTGACGGAATACGCATTATTAAGTACTCGCAGGTTTATCAATTCGATGCGGATATTGTGTTTACGCAAAATCACGATACTAAGCACGCCATAGAGCACGCCAAGTCAATCAATAAGCCGATTGTTCATTTTATCCATAACGACAAGGCCGTAAAACTTTTTAGATTAAATGCAAGCAACTCCAATCTTATTGTTGCCAATTCCAAGTGGGTGTATGACGGAATAAGAATTAACAATCTAAATAAAATGATTATCAACCCGCACACAAACATTGATTTCTATAAAACAGAGCGCCCAGAAGCCAACAAGATTACATTTATCAATTTGATTGATATCAAGGGGGTGGATATGTTTTGGCGAGTTGCGGAGATTCTTAGTGATCGAGAGTTTCTGGCGGTCAAGGGTGGTTACGGAAATCAAATAGTCAAAAGGTTGGCGAACGTTCGTGTTGTAGAGAACACCGGTAACATGAAGTCAATTTACGCGCAAACTAAAATATTCTTCATGCCCTCAAAGTATGAAAGCTGGGGCAGGGTTGCGGTTGAAGCAATGGCTTCCGGAATACCAGTGGTCGCCTCGAGAACTCCCGGCCTTGTGGAATCTGTTGCGGATGCCGGAATGTTTGCCGAGCCGGACGATGCGAAGTCTTTTATCAGATTGATAGAGTCGCTAGATGATCAAGGGACCTACGAGAAGTATTCCCAAAAGGCCGAACTTCGTGCGTTAAATTTATCGAAAGAGTTCTCCAGACAAGTTGGGGAACTGCACAACGCTATCCGCTGGCTCTGCGGTAAGGCATAATATATTCCTTGTGAAACGCTGACTTCAGCGGCTTGATTGACAAATAGGTTGCCTTCTTGGATTCATCTGGATAAAACGTAATGGGTACGTTCAGGCCCATAATTAAGTAGTCGGTATGTTTTAATATGCAATAAGACAACCAGAGATCATCTATGATCCAATATTCTTCGGGTGCCTCGTAAACCTCGGGTATCCGCCACAGGGCAATAGGGCTCAAGAGGCCACCAGTGCCAGCGTAATCGCCTTTCCTGTCCCCACGCAGCCTATCTCTTATCCAATAATCCTGGTAGGTCTGGAAGCCCCAGAAGGATTTTACAATCTCCTCGTCAAACTGCCTGTAACATTCTTCTATTAGGCCCGGTGGAAACACCTCGTCGTCATCCACAAGCAGCACCATGTCGTACTCGGCATTTGCGATGTGGTCCCTAATCAGATAGAACCTGCCGTACATTTTATATTTATTGGAGTAGTTGTAGATACGAGCCCCGGGGAAAGATATCTCTTGCCCGCTGTTGTTGCATATATACAGGTCAAAATCCTGATTGTTCTGAGCGCCGAGTTCTGATATTTGCCTGTCCAAATACTCAAGCCTGTCATACAGAGTGAGAACAACGGCAAGTCTAGACACACCCAAATGATACTTCATTTCTGTGATAACTTAGTACTACCAGCTTCCCTCCTGCTGGACGAACCCCGACCCGTCGAGCTTACCCCCCTTCCCCCTCCAGCTCCGGGTCGGGGTTCTTTTATGAGGTAAAATGATTGTATGGCTAATTTGGGAGCATCTCCTGTTGACTACAACACCGACATCGGTAAGGTTCGCGCGCTTTTGGGTGACACACAAGCCGATGACTCCGGTGAGTACATGTACTTTGGTGACGATGAAATCGCTGCCTTCCTTACAATGTATGGCGATAACGTAAAGCTCGCCGCCGCACGCTGCTTAGAGACGATCTCCATGTCACAAGCATTGCTCCTGAAGTCCTGGACCTCAGATGATCTAACTGTTAACGGCGACAGGATTGCGGAGTCGTTGCGTAAGCTGGCGGCGCAGCTTCGCGAGGAGGCCCTGGCCGATGAATCCTCCGAGTACTTCAACATGATTGCAATGTATGTTGAGGAGGATCACTACACGGACTTTGCGGAACGTCCCTATGGCGATCTTACTTGGTGGAACTAGTGCCAGTATCTAGCACCAATCCAATTAACTTCTCTGGCATCGCTGATGCAATGCGCAAAACTGTGGCATTTTGGTATAACGCTCAGATTGAGATTGTTGATCCCAATACGGGAAACCTTGCTTGGGACATTGAGACAAATTCTTATGCCGGAGATGCCGCCACGCTAATCTGGTCCGGTAAAGCCAGAATTCAACCGCTAAAAAGATCATCCTATCCCAATGGTGATATTTATGATCCCTCTATGCGGTCTTTGGTTGTTCAGATTCCTTACGACAACACCGATGATTACATTCGCTCGGGTATGTCCATTCGGATTGTTGGCGGTGGAGAAAATGTATTCCTAGAGGAACTTGAGTTATCTATAGACTCGGTTATTAATTCTTCTTACGGCTGGAACACCACTATTTATTGTTCCGTTGACACAAAATCAATTTCCGACACTATTGGTTCATAAGCCTCGTGACTAAGTATTTTGTTGTCTCCGGCTTTAGAAAGCTTATAGATAGGCTCGAAGCCGCGCCCGAGTTGGTTCAGGAAGAAGCCGAGAATATGGCCGACGAGATTGGCCAGATTGGCGCTCAAACAATGCGCTTCAAGGTTGTCAATAGTGGAACTGATTTTTCTTTGGCCGCTCAACAAGTTGGCGTTAATGACGGTCCGGGCCGTATTCGAAGCGGTGCCCTGATTGAATCTATTGATTATCGAATAGAGTCTGGCCAGAGACAGACCAGGTCTGTTATTGGCTACCTACACAATTATCAAGAGTACTTTCTTTTTCAGGAAGAAGGCTTTGAAAATCAATGGGCGGCAAGTTATGTTGATGGCGTTTTGCAGACCAGGCGCGGCGCACCAAAGGTTTATCACAGGAATATTCGGGGTCAGGACTTTATTGACACCCCTGGTATTATGGCATTAGAGGCGGCAGAGGCCGAAATCAATGATGAAATGCCACGCCTTCTCAAGAAATACAAGACGAGAATTACGAAGAGATTGAACGGTACTTTGTGATGGATGGAATCAATTTAGTTTATTTGCAAGATGAAATTCTTGCTCATATTGAATCGGAATTTCCGGCTTACGACATTATCGATGACATCATTCTTGACGATGAATATCTTCTGAAGATCAAAAATAATGTAAAACCTTTTGTTGTCGTCCAGTGGGGTGGTCTTTCCCGGAGTGGCACCGAAGCCTCTTTTGCTGGAGTTAGGCACGATGAGTACCGTTCAAACTTTAGTCTTGCGGCGGTTGCCCCAACACCTAAAATTGCGCGCAACGTTTCGAATATGTTCATGGACAAACTCATCGGATGGAAGATTGAGGGGTCCGCACTAACGCCATCCTCTGGAATTAGAACTTTCGCGGTAAAAGACGCAAACAGCAAACCCCATTTATATATAGCGTCGGGTACTTTATCTTTTAGATTTAACTCCTCAAACCCTGACGCTAATATCACGCTGTAAACGGTGGTAAACTAGATACATGGTACTTGCGATGAATACTGTATCCGGGCAGATCGCTGACGTGTCTCCAAAAATGCTTTTGCACCCACAGTTCAGTAAATATCTCGTTCCCGTTGAAAACGGGACCAAGCCCTATATTGCCGAAATGTACCACGGCGGAACCGTTGAAGAAAAGGTTCAACCAACTATGCCCTTGTACAAAAAGAGCAAGAAAAAGATTTCCTAGGAAGTGGTTTCCAAGGATGTTGCCCTAGAAGAAGTTCCAGGGCGAAAGCAAGTAACCAAAGAAAAAAACTCTATTGAGGAAGACAACTAATGGCTAACGTAAGACTCTATCGTGAGAATATTACGTTCCTCCTCGCTCGCCCGGAGGCATTCGCGGATCGCACAGCTCCGACGGTTGCCGAGTTGAACGACTGGTACAACGCTAGCACTAACGCTGACGGACTGGTTCACAACATAACCTGCGCGCTGAACGAAGATGGAACAACTTTCACGCTCGGAGACTCGGACACCGACGACTCGCTGACTTTCTGCGACGCCGGTAACGTTTCGACCCCAACGTTCTTCAACCCAGAGGTGGTCATGGAAGCATTCCGTGACGCTGACACCGCTGCTGTTGGCGTTTACAACGAAGCGTTCGACCTCCTTGCATTCCCCGACGTTGAATACATCGCTATTCTCCGTGTCGGAAAAGACAGCGACAGCGTTTTTGCTGTCGATGACCGCATCAAGATGGTCGGCGTTAAGACTGACTTCGGTATCGACATTGGCGGCAACGGTGAAAACCTGCGCATTAGCCAGTCGTTCCTTAACAACGACTTCGTGAACTGGAACTACGAGGTGACTGGCTCCTAATGACTGATATCAAAGTTCCCGCAAGCGGTAACATCCGAGTATGGTGGGCTCTGCCTAACGCATTTGCCAACTACAAGGTGCCTACCGCTGCCGAGATCAACGCATCGTTGGACATCTCGGACGCTATTTCCTGGAACGACTTCGACTTCAACCTCGAGGCTTCCAACCAGATCGATGACCCAGCCATCACGGCTATCGGTAAGGTCATCGATCGTGGTTACACCAACTTTGGTGGATCACTTTCCCTTTACTACCCACGCAACTTCGATGACGCTACGAGCACCTACTCGCAGGCTTACGATGCACTAGACGCACCCCGCACCTTGGGCTATGTTGTCATGCGCATTGATGGCGAGCGGACCAACCCCCTGGCCGCTAATGGCGAGCTTGTTCACGTCTTCAAGGTTATGACCGATGGCTACGCAGAGTCCATCACCGGTGAGGAAGCATTCCGTTACACGGTCACCATGCTCCCCCAGGGTGACTTTGCGGTTCGCACGGTCGTCGGTGGCGGAAACGTCGGCGGGGTTGCCGCAACCCTTGCTCTGAGTGCTGGCAATGTCGGCGTACTCAAGGCAACTTGGGGTGGGCGCAACTACACCAACGGCCTCGAGTGGACCTCTAGCAACACCGCTAAGGCAACGGTTCGCGCCGGTGTCGTAACTGCGGTTGCTGCTGGTTCTGCCACAATCACGGCTACTGCTCCCAACGGACAGACCGACACTTGTGCGGTAACAGTTTCCTAACTACCTTAGGACAGGAAGGAGCCCCCGTTTCGGCGGGGGTTTTTTCTTTGCCGTGATAGTATTTCTCTGTATCCAACCAAGGAGGAAAGTTGTCCGAAGAAAAAGAAATCCTAGAGCCCGTGGATAAGCTTAAGCAGCGCGGTGTTTTTAATATCGCAGATGTTGTTCGCGGTAGAACATATCCAACCACCCAGGTTGACGTTTTTATTGATGAAGATATCGCTTATACGATCTCGCAACTAGATGGCCTCATTTCGAAGACTAGTGAATCGCTCGATAAGAAATCTTTGAACAAAAAAGAAACAGATGACATTCTCAAGCGTCGTGAGGAAATTCTAGAGCAAAAAGAAAAGATGATATCGGAAATGGGTGGCAGTAAGTATGTCTTTCACATTCGCGGTATCTCTGAAGGTGATCGTCAAGATATTTTCGATTCCGTTTTGGAAAAGTTTCCTTATGAGTATGAAAAAAGCAGAAACCCATTTAGCGGAGCGCAAGAAAAAGTAGAGATCGAAAACAAGGAACGCGACAGATACTTTACTGACCGGCTCTGGCAGGCTCACATCACTAAGATCGTTGCTCCAGATGGTTCAGAGCAGGAGTCAATTACTTTTGATGATGCTGTTGAGCTGAGAAGGAATCTTCCACTTGCTTCGATTTCCAAGGTGAGTGAATCTATTGAAAAGATTCGCGTAAGTAGCGCTCTTTTCATGATGACGGTGGATGAGGATTTTTTAGCGAAGTCCTAACCTGGGACGATCACGCCTGGTTTAGGACCCTTTTAAAGGCTGCGGTAAAGTCGGGACAGCCACCACTTGCGGTAATCTTCAACGATGTCAAGCATCGGGAGTGGAATGAATGGGATTTCAAGCTCATCAAGGCCCATTACATTCTTGAGGATTGGTATCGCGACGGGATTCCAGTGTGGTGGGACGAATCCGATCGTGTGACATTTGACGCGAAGGCTAGGACTTCTAAGTCTCGAGCCGCTATCGAGAGGGCGCAAGAGGCTGACGGCAAGAAGAAGTCTAAATCTCATGGCAAATATTACATCGCCGAGCCAAGAGTTATGGATGATGGAGACTTGCCGACCAGAAAAGAGTGGTCCGAGGAGCAGGAAGCAAAAAAGGGAACCATCAAACAAAGACCAATGCGAAACCATGAAGCGAATATTTTGCAGGGCAGAAATAAGTAGTGGGGTAGAATAGTTATATAACCGTAACCCTACTTGAGGTGTGTTTTGGCCAACGAAGAACTTCAAATTAATGCGAGCATCGTAGATAATGTCTCGACCGTTGTTCAAAAAATAATCAAGAACCTTAAAACTCTTGAGACCAATGTTGCCGATCTTGCCGACGTATTCCAAGACCTAGTTTCAACGCAGAACAAATATGGTCAGTCCACTGAAAAAGTTGCCAAGCAGGCTGGACAAGCCGCAACCGCAATAGCGGATATTGACAAGGCGGCCACGAAGGCTCGCTCTAGCGTTCAAGAAATAGCTAAAGCTTTTGAGCAGCCAGGATTTGAGGCAATCAGCAAACTCAAGCTGGACAGCCTGAATCAGCTTTCATCTACTCAGATAGTAGATTTGAACAAGAGGCTTCGCGAGTCTAATCTAACTTTGGAGGAGTTTGTTGGCAAGGGAAGAGGCATTGCCAACGTAACCGCCGAGGTTGCTTATGCGTCTAAAGCAATTAAAACTCTTGACATAACTTTAAAGTCACTGGCCGACAGCGACCTTAGAAAGATACTCTCCCCTCTTACCGAGATTCCTTCTGAACTGCGTGCGCTGGAAAATGTTGCAAACTTCGACTCGCTTCGCAATGGTGCGATTGCTGCGCAAAACGAGACCGCTGAACTGCAAAGACGCTTGAGGGAGATTGGCCCAGCGGCGAGGTCTGGAGACCAGGGCGCAGTTAAAGAGTTGAAACTTCTCGAACAGCAAGTTGATGAAAACATTGTTAAGTCGAATCAACTTAGCCGTGCTTTGCAACGAAGTCTTAGTGATTTTGATTCATATGCCAAAGAGGCCAACAGAAGTCTTCGCAATCTTGGCTTCAATGAAATTAGGGCTCAGGATATTTTTCCGACCCAGCAGCTTCAGGAGCTTCAGCAGGTTAGAGATTCTATCCAGCGCGCAATTAGACAGAGCGTTGAAGTTGGCGCTGTAAGAACAACCTTCCAGAACTTTTTCCCAAATGCGCTTATTGATAATGCCAGAGACTTTGATCAAAATATCGTCAATCTTGCTTCGCACCTTCCGCGTTTGCGTTATGCAACGTATGACATATCAAACAACTTGGGTATTTTTGGCGCTAGCCTTTTAGCCGCCGGTGGTGCTGCACTTAAGTTTGGAATTGATTACGAAAGAGCTTTTGCGGATGTTCAGCGTACCACTGGCGTTGCTGGCGCTGAGGCCGAAAGTCTTCGCAAGAGTCTCGTGGATTTGAGCACGGAAATCCCCGTTGCCTTTGCTGATCTCGCCCAGATTGCAACCCTTGCCGGTCAGCTAAACATTGCTAACAGTGTTGTCGATGAGTTCACTTCTTCGGTTGCAAGATTCGCCGCCACAACAGATGTCACAGTCGAGGCTGCGGCTACCGCGTTTGGTCGCTTGGATCAACTTATTTTTGGTGTCAACGGTAGATTCGAACAGCTCGGTTCTTCTATTCTTAAAGTTGGTGTGAACGCGGTTGCTACTGAGTCTGAAATTATTAATATTTCAACTCAGATTGCTTCGATCGCTAATGTTGCTGGTTTTAGCGCTTCGGAACTTATTGGACTCTCGGCCGCTCTTGCATCGGTTGGCACGAGGCCGGAACTTTCGCGTGGTACATTTACCCGTTTGTTTACCGAGGTTCAGCAAGCGGCCGCTGAGGGTGGAGCTCAACTAGATGCGTTTGCTCGAATTTCCGGCTATAGTGCTGCCGAGTTTCAGCAGGCTTGGGGTGAGGGTAGCGGAGCCGAAATAGTTATTCGACTGCTGCGTGGTTTGAACGAAGAGGGACAGGGCGCACAGGCCTCACTTGCACAGATCGGGATTACGTCCGTGCGTGACGTTCCAACATTGCTTAAGCTTGCGCAAAGCGTTGAGGAAGTCGAGAAACAGATTGCAATTGCAAATCTTGGCTTTATCGAAGGCACCGAGTTGCAGGATCAGTATTCCATAATTTCTTCGACTACTGCGGAGAAGTTGAAACTGCTATCTAACACTTTTGGCGCTTTGGTTGAAAATGTTTCTGGGGCAACGGGTCCCCTAAGTTTGCTGCTCGATGGGCTTATTGGGCTTTTAAAGTTTATCGACAGGCTGGTTGATAATCCAGCCGGTCGTTTCATTTTGGGATTGGTTGCCGCGTTTACGGCCCTTGCCGGCGTTATTAGTTTGTTCCTGGCCGGCGCAGCGCGCCTCGCCGGTGGTTTCCTTGGTGCCGCCACGGCATCTATCGAAACAAGAACTGCTCTTGGTCTGGTGGGAATCGCTCTTGATGATTTGACTGTCTCGACCAGAATTAACAGTGTGGTAACGGCACAAAATATTTCAGTACAAGAGGCTCAACAAATTGTAACCCTCGAAAGCGCTGCGGCAATGAATGCTGACACTATTGCCATAAATCAAAACACTACAGCAGCCGGGGTAAACGCTGGCGCAAACAACAATCTTCGCGGCGCACTTGTGAACCTAACGAAACAGTCAAAAGCGGCAACAATTGCCACAAAAGCGCTCAGTGCTGCCGGTTGGATCGGTGCACTTCTTGTCGGTAGCCAGGTTGTTTATGAAATCGGTAAGGCTTTTGGAATCTGGGGCGAGGAGATTAATGGTGTGGCGGACGAGATTGATAATTTTGGTGAATTTCAGCAAGCCCTGGTTGCCGATACCGAAGCCTATAACAGGGCTAACGCAGAGCAGCGCCAGAATTTCAAACTTTTAACTCTTGATGTGAATGAAACAAAAAATGAAGTTTCTGATTACGCCAAGATTATTTTCAACGCTGCCGGAGACGGAGATCAGCTTAATACAATTATTGATGAAACAACCGGTGCGCTTGATCGTCAAACAGTAGCCATTGGTGAAAACACTCGCGAATTGTTGCGTCGCCAGTTTGCGCAGGACTTGATTAACTTTAAACCCGGCGAAGAGGGACTTTTTGGAACATCATTTTTTAGCGATCAGTTTGTACAAGATAGCGTAAACTCCATTCGTCAAATTTTCAGTCTTGGGCTAGCGGAACAGGTTGAGTTTTCTGGTGTGGCTGAGCAAAGGGTTGGCGGAGCTCTTGAGAAAATTTTCGCCAGCCCCGCTTTAGTTGATCTTCTCGCTAATGCTGGTTTTGATTTTGTAGAATTTATGACAATTCTAACCACCGATGGTGAGGCTGCTGCCAATGTTTATGCAAATCAATTTGGACCCGCAATTGATTCCGTTATTGCAACACTTGAAAGTAGCAATCCCGAACTCTTTGCTCAATATATTGACGCATTAAATTCTGCCCAAGAAGGCGGAATACCCGTCTTGAACGAATTAATTTCCAAGAATGCTCAACTCCAAGGAGCCCTATCCGAGACCGCCTTAGAGTCGATAGCAACCGGCGACGCAGTAACGGCAACTGAAGATGATTGGGAAAGCTATTCAGATTCTTTGACAAGTGCCATCAAGGCAATTTATGCACCCATCAACGCACAAAACGAAGCATCGGATGCGGTTAGTGAACTTGGTGCTGCATTTGCCGAGAACTCGGCTGATGTTGTTGCAAATTCTCAAGAAATGCAAAATGCAATCTTTGCCGTTTTGGCAACTGCCGAAACTCCAGATCAAGCTACGGCAGCTTTGTCTGGATTGTTCCAGGCGATTGTTGACGGTGGATACGCATCCGAGGAGCAATTAGGTCTTCTCCAAGAATCAATTATTGCAACATACAATACTGCCGTTCAGGCGCAGATGGAGTCTCTGAAGCAGGCGGAGAACTCTATTAGGGCATCCATAGCCCTTGCTCGGGTTTCGGCTCGTGGCGGCGGTGGACGGGCTCGTGGCCAAGCCCTAGCGGAAAATCGAGCCCAGCAAGAGGCGCTGGAAGCCTCACTGAAAACCATTCAGGATATAAACAAAAATACCGGCAACTCTGCGGAATATGCAAATGATTTGGCCAGGGGTTATAGCAATGTTCGAAAAGAGGCCGGTGGTGCCGCCGAAGCCGTGCAAGAGATCGAAGAAGAAACAAGAACACTACTTGATTACGCCTCTGATTTGGGCGGTATTTTTAAGAGGGCTTTTGATATTCGCTTTGGACGCCAATCAGCCTTAGATGATATTACGCAAGCCTGGTTGAAATTCACCGAACAGGTCGAGGAGGCCGGCAATTCTCTCGAAGAACTTCAGGCAAACCAACAGAACCTTGCGGCTGATCGTTCAATCAAAGAGTACTTCCTTTCAGTTGCCGAGGCTTATGATGACCAACTTCGTGCAGAAAAATTACGCGCAGAGCTTGCCGAACTGAATCGTAAGCAAGAAGAGGCCGATAGAGAATTGGCCGAAGCGCAGGAGTCGGCTAGCGGAGCAACCTCGGCAACCGGAACCGGTCCAACGAGCATACAGAATCGCCAAGCGCTTCTTGGGCTTGTGGGGAATTACCAGGATTATATTATCGCCCTGGCGGAGTCTGGTGCGACCCAGGAAGAATTAACAACCGCCACCGAGCAAGCGCGTCAAGAGTTTATTCAGCAGGCCACGGAGCTGGGTTTCCAGGAGGCCGTTGTTCTCGAATACGCTGCTGCGTTTGATGACGTGCAAACTGCTATTTCTAAAGTCGAGCGGAACATCACGGTTAAGGCCAATGTTGACCCCGCACTACAGGCTTTGAGTGAACTAAGGTCTGGTCTGCAAAAAACGATCAACAAAGCAAGAGAGTTAAATACCACGCTGGGCGAAGACAACCCGACAATCACTCCAGACTTCACCCTCTCTGACCCCGATCTACCACTTCTTAACGATATTAATCTGGGCATTTTCGCAAACGGCGGCTTTACGGGTCGCGGCGGCAAGTACGACCCCGCCGGTATCGTCCACCGTGGCGAGTATGTCGTACCCAAGCAGTACGTCAACCAGTCCACCGGTATGCCTGACGCTAGCTTCCTCGCGCAACTACAGAACGGTGTGCGCAGTTTTGCTATGGGTGGCTTCTCGGGACCGATGGGTGGCGGAGACGGCACGGTGATGGTAGAGCTGTCGCCATTCGACCGAAAGCTTTTGGAGAACGCCGGCAACGTACAATTGCGCCTGAATGGTAGAGTTGTTGCCGAGGCTACAAACCAAAACAACTTCCAACAGGCCCGAAGGGGTAGCGACTAATGAGCAGCTGTTTTTACATGGGTACGCGCAACAAGATGATTGAGGTTCGCGCTCCCTCTGTGAATATGCCGTCCTCGAAGCAGGGATACTTTAGCAAGGTGGACTTCCTCAATGGTGGTTCTTCCGTGCGTCGTTCTGTGGCTGGGCACAAGGTGTACACAATGTCGTGGAACTCCGTAGATCGTGACGAGGCGCGCAATATTCTGGATTTGGCTGATGGCATATATGGCGCTGGCCCCTTTTATGTGCACGACCCGATAAGCGCAGATCGCAATGTTATGCCCCAGTGGTGGGCAACCCCATCGCAGGGATTGTATGACGGCTTGCCCCTGAACAACGCCGAGCGCGGTGAGGGTATCGTAACCCCGACAAACAACTTGAACTTCCCGACCGAGTCCATTCTGTACGAGGTGGAGACCGGCGTCACACGCAGGGTGTGGATTCCTATTCCATCTGGCTACACTGCACACATCGGTGTCTATGGCGAGGACGGTAGCGGTGGAACCGTTGTGGCAACACCGACTATCAACGCATCCACTTCGGACAATCCTGTCATCCTGACGCTTATGGACGTGACCGATGACTCTAGGTTTAATCACACAATCAGCTCCGGAAGCCACAATGGTTTCTTCTTGTCGCTTGGGGGCGCTGGTACTTTGGTGCTATCAGGTATAATGGTACAAGTGTTAGAAACAGGTGTAACACCAGAGACCGGTGGCTTTATTTCCGGCCAAGGAAACTCGGGTTTGCAGTTTGTTTCTCAGCCGACATACACCCCGTATTCTGCGGCACTAGATAAAGTAGGCGTAGTTGCAGAACTCGCTGAATATTATGGATGGACTGATTAATGGTTAGCATTACAAGACTTTCCGGTGGACTAACCCCGGCCAACGGTGCGGACCCCCGCACCTTTCCGGCAATCTGGAACACCACCGCTGACACAATCGAGGGACTGGACCTCAACGATCTAGCCGATGTTACCGCCCCCAGCCCCACCACGGGACAGATTCTGGAGTGGAACGGTACCGCGTGGGTGAACGGTCAGGTTGACGCGGCTGGTATTGCGTCGGACGCTGTTACTACGGCCAAGATTTTAAACGCTAACGTTACTCGCGCAAAACTTGCTAATGGTCTTGCGGCGTTTACGGCTCGGGATGTAATTACCACTACTGGTGCTAGTACTTGGACGGTGCCGGCGCTTGGTAATAACAACTGGGTTAGGGTAACTGTCATTGGTGGCGGTGGCGGTGGCGGTGGCGCTGGTGGTACTGACGTTGCCGGTGGTAATGGTGGCACAACAACTTTTAGTGCTGGCAGTAATCCTTCTGCTGCTGGTGGCGTTGGTGGCGCGAGGGGGTCCAGCAATGTTGTGGGTGTGAGCGCTGGCGCTGGTTTGGTTTCCGCTAATATCGGGCGAGGCGGGCACAGGGAAAGTGCTGGCAAATACGGCAAAGACGGCCTGGGCGGTGCTATTACCGTGGCCTATATTGACCTGACGGGAATTAGCACAGTGAGTGTTACTGTCGGCGCTGGCGGTACTGCTGGAACTGGTGATACAGCTGGTGGTGCTGGTGGTGCCGGTAGCATTATTGTCGAATATGTTGCGGCTTAGGAGATAGAAAAATGTCAACAATGAGTATCGTTCTTCTTGTCAAAGACACTGAGCCCAAAAATGCCCTGTGCTTTAGGTCCGAGGATGTTGCCGAATGGATTGCGACCTATGACGGCACCTGTGTTGTGCCCGACCCTGAAGATGACTTCAACGAAAACTTCATTACTCTGACTGGCTGTATTGCTGTTGATGTGACGGGTCTTGACCCTCAGCCCGGTCTTGGTATTGGCTGGACTTATGTTGATGGCGAATGGATTGCACCGGAGATTCCTGAACCCGAAAACGGATAATGTTCTGGTATCTTCTACCTGAACAATGGGAACTCCTCGGTGAAACCTGGGAGAATGTAGGCAACCTACTTAACGATCCCGGCGGGGAAATCTTCGCTCGCACCTCCGGCAGTGGCCGGTTTATGGGTGCGCCGTCAAACGTAATCTCCTACTCATACTCCGAGGGCTCTACTCCTCTCGTTCCGGGTGACGAGTCTGGTGCTATCGGCGATGTCAGTATCGATGTTGTCGAATCCAGCGACTCCGGAATGTTCTTGTACAAGGACGAGTTCTTTCTGCGCGACCGTCTGCACGGTGCGGTAATCGGTTCAATCGAAAACGTTAGTGCCAGCAACGAAGTCATCACAATGGGTGGTCGCAGTAAGCTCGCATTCTTAAACGTAACAAGAGTTGCAGAGGCTCAGCGCGGAACCGTTGAAGACGTAATGGACTACCTTTTTGGCTTAGTAGGAATGTCCGAGGGCGTAGTCTACGACCCAGCACTACCAGCCACCGTAATTGACTCTCCGGGATACGAGGGCGATCTTTGGGTGTTTACTAAGCAACTAGCGTCGGCCCACAACTTCGAGGTTACTGTTATTCAGAACCTTATTGTCGTGCGACCAACCCGTGAGCGTACAATCGACGCAACCAACATTATTGACGAAGCGTGGCAAATTCAGGATATTGAACTAGCCAGAGAGTTCGATGTTGCATACTACAACTACTCTCAAGAAACGGACTTCCTCGTTTTACCCAAGGGTGGCTGGACTCCAGAGGTTACCGTCTACCAGGTCGAGGCGAACGAGACTGTAGAGTTCGAAGTAGAACTCGAGTTCTACCTCACGAGCGTGAAGCAACCGGTCGCGCAAGACCTCGTAGCGAAGGACTATGACGGACCGGACTCCGTGTATTCAGTCTCGGGTAACGATGGCTTGCCAGTACCCGCCGCGCAGTGGAATAACTTCGGTGGCAATATGGCGTTCGAGATACTGGGGTCCGGAAACAGGCTAAAGATCACTATTACCGGTCCGGACTTTCCCGAGCTATCACCATATTCCATTTCGGTGAGTGATGGATCAACGAGCTACTCCACTCTCCGCGTTATTGGCGACGGCACCACATTTAGTAGGGCGCTCTACACCGATAAGACTGGCTTATCACTTGTCGATACGCCAAATGAAAAGGGTACAGAAATTGACAACCCGGCGATTAGCACGCTGGCGCAGGCAAAGAAATATGCCCTATTCGCCCGCAGGTTATATGCGCTGCCAAGGCAAACATTCAGCACAAGCTCAAGAACTTTCCCCCGCCTCGAGGGTGGCATTCAGCCAGAGTTCTACCCCACTTTCCAGCAATACAATTCCAGCGTAACCCCCGAGTACTCGTTCACCGCATTCAACGTTGACTACGCGGCAATAACCTTTGATCAGTTCACCACGCAGATTTTGAACACCGTGCCACAAGGCTTCGGAGAGATTTCTGGTGCCAGGGTGCAACTTCACGATGCCGTTTACCGCGTGCGAACGGTCAACATTACGCCCGATGTTATTTCTATTGACGCGGAATACGACACACTGTTTAGCGACCTGGTTGCAATCTTCAGAACACCACAGTGGAAAGACTTACCAGCGGCGTGGAATGGTCTCGACGAGCTGTGGGCCGATGTGATTACTCAGGACTTTGTTCAAAAAACCTTTGAGGACTTTAACGAAATATTCGAAGGAACCAACTTTAGGGACTACGCCCTCGTTCCTCTGCGACAAAAGGTGAGAGTACTATGATTCCAGAGTCTTATCTTCCGCCGAACTCACAGCCCTGGGGCAGATGGGTAACCAACAGCATTCGCGAGTTTTTCCGCAAGCGCGACCAGTACGATCTTGATACGCAGAATGCAATACGCCAGCTAAACATTGCTATTCCGCAGCCAATGCGGGGCCTGCTTACGAGGCAAACATCTGGCACGGTAACAATCAGTACGGCTGGCGTGTATGTTCCGATGAACTTGGCGGGCACCTTGGATGCGGACGTAAGCTTCAACATGGTGACCTCTGGTGCGCCTAATGTTACGGGCTTCAAGAACGACACCGATCAGACTCGCACGGTGGTGGTCATAGCCACCTACGACGGCAAGGGTGGTAACAACAACGCCATTGGACTAAAGCTCGCGCTGAACGGCGTGGCTATCGACGCAACAGAGTGCCGTTCGTTCGGCGGTGGTACCGGTCAAGTGGGTAAGGCCATGACCCAGTATATGATGAGACTCGCCCCGGATGATGAGATAACGATGCTGGCCGCGAACATTGATGCGACTACAAACATTACCGTGGAGCGCTTCAAGTTGCTAGCGCACGCCGTATCCTAGGCATTTGCTATACTTGACACAGAACACATAAGGAGTTTTTCATGGCGTCAACTACCAGTCCCGATGGCATCGCTTATCCCGACGCTAGTGATCCCATTGCGCCGCTAAACGCTGTATTCCAGGACCTTGCCGAGTCCGTGCAGGACGCGCTAGATGATATTCGCGACGAAATTATTGAGGCCAATTCCGAGCTTGTTGAAACCGGCGAAAAGTCAGCGGATTACACGCTAGCTCTTGTTGACGCCGGCAAGGTTGTGGCGATGAACAAGACCGGTGCGGCAACCCTTACCGTTCCGGCCAATGCGGATGTTTTATTCCCGATTGGCACACTCTTGTACGTTTATAACATGTCTTCAGATAACGTAACAATTTCCGGCGCTGTTGGTGTTACCGTGCGCAACGCGGGAACCGTTGCCCAGTACGCCCAAAAGGCACTTCGCAAGCGCGCTACCAACGAGTGGGTAGTCTTCTAATAGTTACGCACTCAATTCCATTGGTACAATAGAAGAATGGAAAAGCCCGGAACGTACCGAATCACAATGTACCAGGGCGCTACATTCGACCAGCAGTTTGTCTGGAAGATTGATGGTGCCGCCGTCAATCTCAGCACATACACGGCGCGGATGCAGGTTCGCAAAGACTATAACTCTAACCCGCCGGTGATTAGCCTTACCACTGGCAGCGGAATTACACTGACTTCTACTGGTCAAATCAATATTGCAATGAATGCAACTGCCACATCTTTGATTCCCGGTGGAACTTATCGCTACGACCTCGAATTGGTTTCTAGCAGTGGAGAGGTGACAAGACTCCTAGAGGGATTATTTATCGTATCCCCAGAGGTGACGAAGTGAGTGGCGAGAGCGTAGTCGAGGTAATCACTAGCGAAACCACAATCGAAGCCGACGAGATTGTCAATGTTATTGAGACGGAAATATCCGTAACCAGGGTTGAGATTTCCAACCTGCGCGGACCGCAAGGCGTGCAGGGTGCCGTTGGCCCACAGGGTGCTTTGGGTCCACAGGGATCGCAAGGCCCACAGGGTGCGCAATCCACGGTACCGGGGCCACAGGGCTCGCAGGGACCACAGGGCTCCCAGGGGCCACAAGGGGCTCAGGGCGCAGCCTCTACCGTGCCGGGACCGCAGGGATCACAAGGTCCGCAGGGTGCGGTTGGCGCACAGGGCTCGCAAGGCGCGCAGGGGGCGGCGTCTACTGTTCCGGGACCACAGGGACCCCAGGGTTCTACTGGACCGCAAGGTTCTACTGGCGCTACTGGGGCAACTGGAGCTCAGGGGGCAACCGGTAGTCAGGGCGCAACAGGACCGCAGGGTACTCAGGGCGCTACTGGGCCACAAGGAACTACTGGTGCGCAGGGACCACAAGGCGCTACTGGATCACAAGGTGCAACTGGTCCACAGGGAGCAACTGGACCACAAGGTTCTCAGGGGCCACAGGGTCCACAATCTACTGTTCCGGGACCACAGGGGGCTACTGGACCACAGGGAAGCCAGGGACCGCAGGGGGCCGCTTCTACTGTTCCCGGACCCCAAGGTGCTACTGGACCTCAGGGGCCTCAAGGTGCGACCGGAGCCCAGGGTGCAACGGGAGCCCAGGGTGAGGCTGGTTCTCAAGGAGCCACTGGCCCGCAAGGCGCGACTGGTGCCCAGGGCCCCCAAGGCGCTACTGGCGCGCAGGGTCCCGCTGGCGCGCAGGGCGCTACTGGACCGCAAGGGGAAACTGGGGCTCAAGGTGCCACGGGACCTCAAGGACCCCGGGGTGTTGCTGGCACTCAGGGACCCCAGGGGCCTCAAGGAGATGGTGGACCACAGGGCGCTACCGGAGCCCAGGGTCCCCAGGGCGCAGAGGGGCCACAAGGGGCCACCGGACCACAGGGAGCTACCGGATCGCAGGGACCACAGGGACCAATTGGACCTGGGGTGACGGTTTCCGGAACGCAACCATCCACGCCAACAAGCGGTCAGCTTTGGTACGATACTGTCACACTGTCTTTAAAGATATATAACGGCTCGGCGTTTGTACCAGTCGCTCCAGAACACAGCACATGGAGCTTCTCGCACTGATAGACTATCGGCCATGCCGAAGATATCAGTAATAACGCCGACGTACAACACGCCCAAAGACGTTCTCGCACGCACCTGGGCATCGCTGAAGGCCCAGACTTTCACCGACTGGGAGTGGGTTGTCTATGATGACTCCACTAATCCAGAGGTAGCGCGACAGCTCTACGGCTACCAGTCCGACGAGCGCTACAAACTTACGGTATGGTCCGGCCTGCTGCACTCTGGGGTAATCGGTCAAGTCAAGCGCGTTGCGTTTATGTCAGCCCAGGGCGACTACCTGGTTGAGCTAGATCACGATGACGAGCTGACACCAGATGCGCTCCAGGAAATAGTTACAACAATGGACAAGGGGTTCGACTTTTGTTTCTCTGACTGGGCGGAGGTATTTGCGGACGGAACTAGCGGTCGCTACCCAGAGGGATGGGGACTGGGATTCGGCGTAGATAGATGGAACGAGGAACACAACCTTTGGCAGCTCTCAATCCCAACCATGACCAACGAGTCCATGAAGCACATCGTCGGCGTGCCGAATCATGTTCGCGTGTGGAACGCAGAATTCTATCGAATGCTTGGTGGGCACGATGTCGCCCTCGAGGTGTGCGATGACTACGATCTCATCATCCGCACCTTCCTCAACGGAGACTTTCAGCACATTCCCAAGCTGCTATACAAGCAGCATATTGGCTCCCACACGGCGCAAAGAAAACAGAACGCACGCATCCAGGAACTCGTGCCGGTAATCTACGCCAAGTATGCCCATTTGCTCTGATAAAATAGGTATATGCTATATCGCCTTTCCAATCCCGCACCGGGTCAGCAGATGCGCAGCGGCTTTGGCTGGCGCGTACATCCCATTACCAAGAAGCGCACGTTCCACCGTGGCATTGACTACGGCGGCGTCTTCGATGTGCTCGTTGCTGGCGAGGGCAAGGTTGTCCACGTTTCTCCCGACTGGGCATCGCTAAGCCCGCTGCAAAAGAGGCGTCAGTCTGGTGGCAACGTGGTCATCATTCAGCACGCATCGGATTGCTATACAGCATACTTCCACGGCGCATACAAGAGCCCGCTCAAGATTGGTCAGCGCGTAGTTCCCGGAGATGTCATCTACCGCAGCGGAACCACCGGCTTGTCAACCGGAAACCACCTACACTTCGAGGTGAGAACCAGCCAAAGTGCTGGCCACGTCGATCCCATACCCTACCTCAATGCCAACTCCACGCCTACGGCTTCTCATAATACGGTCAAAGTTACTGGCCGACTTAATAACGAAACGTGGAAAGCTTGGCAAGAGGTTCTTAGGGACCATGGATACACCGGAATCATCGACGGCAAGCCCGGACCGATGACACACCGTGCAATCCAGCAGTCGGTTGGTACGCCCAAGACCGGCATCCTCGATGAAGCAACTCGCAAGGCCGTCCAAAAACACGTTGGCGCAAAGCCCGATGGCAACTGGGGTCCGGTCACAGTCTCCGCAATTCAGCGGGCTCTCAACGCAGGTACCTACTAATGGCCGAAACCGAACCATCATTAAGGATTACATTGAAGGACGTGTACACACAGGTCCAGGAGATGAAGTCGCTAATCGAGAGACTAGCTGAGAATCTACCTACCACAACCCAAAGGCTCGAGGAGCACGAACGCGAGACCGCAAGGATTGTTGCCGATCACGAGGCACGAATCCGCAAGGTAGAAATGCGCGTCTGGCAAATCATGGCCGTCGCTGGCTTTGTCGCTGCCGGAATGCCACTGATTATTAAGCTGATTGGCTAGTCAAAGAAGTCGGCGGAACCTATTGTCTCCATGCCCCACTGTAGTAGGCCCGTAACGGCATACAATGTGGTCTGGTCGGAGCGGTGCACCACAATCTTCTCTAGGCCCTCCACGTCCTGTAGATCGCTCGGTGAGGCAACCAAAACCCAGTCCTTTATCACGACTACACCGACGTCTAGTTCGTCCGCGACGTGAGCCGTGATGGCTTCCTGGAGGGCATCGTATGTTTTGATGCTCAAATCTTCCTCATTAAGGTAGAAGTTTCTTTCTTAGCACCACGCATCCATGCCTTGCAGTCCATACACTGGAATCTGCGGTAAGTGCCGGAGTCCGTGGCGTTGAGCCCGCGTGAGTGAATGTTGGTCGAGCCACAGTTTGTGCAACCGTTATCGATAAAGTCATGTGCCGCGACACTTGGAATCTTGAGCCAGGGCAAAAGCTTCTCGTAAAGATCGACCAGCAGGTTGACGTCCTGAATCTGGTACTTCTTCATCTCGCGCCAAGCCTTCTCGTTGCCAGCCATGCACTTGATCCAGAGTTCGAATCCGCTGTGCTCAACCTTGGCACCAACGCCAAGCTTCTGGGCAACGTAGTCCAGTTTGTAGCTCGGGAAGCGGAAGTACTTGCGACACTCCAGCATCAGGTCGATGTCTTTGGTTGGCGATGGCGGTGCCATGCCAGCCTCGAGGAACTCGCGGCGGATGTGCTTGTGATCAAAGGACTTGGAGTTCCAGCCTACGATAGCGTCCGCTTCGTCCATAATGGCGTGCAGCTCTTTGAGCATGGCTTTCTTGCCGTCGTGGTGTACCGATTTGAAGATAACTTTCTTCTGACCGTGCCACCTAGCGCCAAAGCACATGACTTCCGTTGACTGCAATATCTGCTTCAACGAAATGTTTTGTTGCCACAATCCCCAGGTGTGAGCCGTGATGGGACTGGTTTCTAGATCGAGATACAGTATCTTCACAAGCGTGAGCCTATCACAAGAAAGTCTCAACCAGTGGTCGAAATGCTAAAATGGAATAATGGATGAAATTGACTTTGTAGATGGATACTCTTGCCCGATCGACCCAATGGAGGCGTTGAATTGCGAATCATGTCAGTAGTGGGGTGTTGCGACTGTGATCCGAAATGCAGTAAATGCTTACCTGAAATGGCTTAAACGCATGATGACCAAACCAAGTTGGAAAAATCGCAGGCGCTATATATTCGCATCGTTTGTTATTGGAGCAATCATGTTAATTGGTAGCACCGTAGTTTCTCTAACCGGAAACGGTTCGAATGTTGGAGATTTGGTCACCGGCGGTGTAGCATTAATTTCGCTCATACTTACCAGTTATATATTTGGTGCAGTATGGGAAGACAAATCTCTATACAACTCAAAGGAAGAGAACACTAATGAATAAGATCAAAATGTTTCATGCTTATGCTACCGAGCGCGCGTTAAAAACTTTTGCGCAGACAATGCTCGGTGTTATTACTGCAAGCGCAGCTTTATCAATTGTTGATATTGACTTTGCGCAAACCCTGGGTGTCGCGGCACTCGCGGCACTCATGTCACTTCTTACGTCAGTACTTCAGTACGATAGAAAGCCCATGTCCGAGTAAAACGGAAAGGCTGGTGGTCCACTCTAAAAGAAAAGGCCCGGGAATTACCCCGGGCCTTTTCGTTTCCCTGTTTGGTTACTCAGGGTCAATGTCCGGCGCGATAGGGACAGTAACCCAGACCGACTCCTTTTGAGCTGTGGTCGGTTTCTTTTGGGCCGCTTCCCAACCAGCAACGAAGATCGCCCTGTCATCGTGCTCGTATCTGTGCACGGGGTCGATCATCTTGCCGAACTGGTACTCGGTCCAAGCTTCTTCAATTCTTTTAGTCATTGCTTTCCCACTCTCCTCCTGGCTCAATGCCTTCGGCTATGCTCAATGCCACCATATTATCGATGGCTCGACTTTTATTCTCGTGACACGCCACTTCTTCTCCGTCGCCTTTTACGACAGCCCAGCCCGAGCAGGATTCCTTTTCATCAGTGATGTAGTACGGTGCCATGTTACCTCCAGTATGTTTCCAGTGTTGGGATGTGTCTGATGCGCATTGCGTGCACGAATAAATGGATCATTGCATCGTTTGCGTCTCGCGCGTCCTCGTGGTCAACATCTTTTCCTGTCAACCACAAGCCGTGTTCCTTTAGGAAATCGTCAGTCACCATTGACTTATCTGCCGGAGTGTGCCACTGAACGACACTACCGAAGTGATCCATGACGACCCCCTCGATCCGCAGTGGCTCTAGGTCGGGAATAAAGTTTCCACCGCGTGGCTTGAAGTTTTCGCACACCACGTCCATGTGGTAGTCGAGATCATCATATTCGTCGGGGAAATTGTATGAGCAATCGTTTTCGATGATGCTCTTGCCGTCGTTAGTGTTGTGTAGCCAGTCAGCAAAACCGTAAGTCCCACCACGAATGATTCCGGTGAAGATAACTTCCATCGGCATGGTGATTGATAATCTACCGATGGCAACGCCGGTGGCGCGACCCGGATCAATAGCCATGACGTAATTAATGTTCATGGCAGTATCTTACATCTAATTTTCGAGAATGAACTTCTTGAGCTCTGGCAGGTCGCATTCCTGCATGTTCTTCTTCATGTAAATCTTGTTGATGAGAAAAACCTTTTCGGGCTTATCGAACGATGGCTTAGCCCCTCCAAGCCAGAAGTGTTCCTCAATGACAGACTTTCCGGTTCGCGTTTTTACCGTGCGCGATTTAGTCTTGGCGAGCTTGACAACCCAGCCGTGGGTTAATCCAAGCTTAGCCATCTGACCCATGTGAGTTCTGCCGGAAACCTCACTCAAGGAGACCTCCTGCCACGGCTCGAGGACCTCGACAGTTTCGTTAATCAAGTATCGGCCTTGCGAAAATCACGCGGCTAGCCATCTTGCTGGCGCTAATGATTGCAATAGGTGCCGATATCGAAAGCACGACACCAGCCCAAGCCCGTGGATCGGCGAAGTTCCATGCCCAGTAATCGAAGGTGTGGAATCCGTTAGCCAGCACGGCAATAGTTGCGAAGAATATCATTCCAGCCAAAGCCCCGTTTGAGTTTTCGTTTTCGCGCGACTCCAAAAGAAGATACGCAACCAAAAACAACAGGTACATAAGCTCGATGAAAAAGAAGAACAGGTAGGCCATCCAGGTCACAGACAATCCTACGAACTCGGCTACTGATGTAATGCCGTTGAACGACACGATAGCGGAAGCCACAAACGCAACCAGCACACAGACCAGCCACGAGTTGAGCGTGATTACCTGGTCGATCTGAATACGCGGTGCGCGTTTCTCTTCCTGCGCTTCGTACCTCTTGCGACGCAAGATATCGAGCTCATTGTCAAATGGCCCAGGAACCGATGGCGTGTTTACCGCCCTCGCACTAATTTTCTGAAATGGCAATTTCCCTCACCTCACCCTTAAATATTTTTTCTAGTGTTGAAACTATTGTAACAGCGCGAGAGTCCTCGTGCTCACCGAGCGCCCACTCTAGCGCAGCTTGAATGGATTTTTGTGAGGGCTCTTTTACAAAAGCGTAGTCGCAAATGAAGTCTGGGCGCTCTCGAAGAGCAATTATTCGAAAAGGCGATCCCTGTACGCCCCGTACAGGCTGTATCAGCCGTTCGATACCCATAGATGCTTTGGCGGCCTTGAAAACCTCCAGATCGGCTCCTGCGGGCTTAGAGGGGTAAACCGCTATAATTAGGGGCTCAGTCGTCGAGTGAGAGGCCATTTACCCATGACCTCCCGGCATCCCCACCCCATGCGTCCCATGCGACGCGACCTGGAGACGGGTAGCCCTCTTGCGAACCGTAGAAACCTTCAGCCTTCTTGTCCACTTCGTGTCGGGCAAAGTAAGCACGCATCTTAACCACAGTATCTCTGCCCACGGACCCGCCCTGAGCAAGTTGTCGCGCACGCCCTCGGCCCACAGAAGTAAAGCCCTTGCCGGCTTTGCCATCCGCAATCCACTTAAGAGCTCTCTTAGCTGCTGAAATTGCGCCAGCAGGTACCTTGTAATCAGCCATGTATCCATTATATATACACCGGAGCCATAAGTTTGCTGGCAATCACACCAAAAGCCTCCGCGATGTTCATGTTGAGTTTCACGTCAGCGAGCTTATCAACTTGGGTCGCCCCCTTGTTGATAATGATAATCGGCTTGCCGGCCTCCTTCATCATGTGCACGAACGTCATTGGTGTGCTCACATTGAGCGAGGTTCCAGCGATAACCATCGCCTGCGCATCGTGCGCAATCTCCGCAGCCAGACCAAACTGGTCGGCCGGAAGATTCTCTCCAAAGAACACTACGCTCGGCTTGAGTATTCCACCACAAGCCTCACATTTTGGAGTCCAGAAGTTCTCACGATCGACAGTGCCGGTGATAAGGCTGGGGTTAGCCAGCTCCATTCTCTGCACCACAAGGTCGGTGGCGAAGTATGATTTACACATCAAACACACCGTGCCGTACATGTTACCGTGCAGTTCTGCCACAACCTGGTTCTCGTCAGTCCAGTGAAGGTCATCCACGTTCTGGGTAATGACACCATTAATGAACCCAGCGTTCTGAAGCTCGCCAACGAATATGTGACCGGAATTGGGCTGTGCTTGACTGAACTCCTTCCAGTCGCGGTAGCCCTCGATCCAGAAGTCCTTGCGGTACTCTTCATCCTTGATGAACGGCCCATAGTCAAGTGGCTTGCGAGGCGCTGTGCCCAAGCCACGATAGTCGGGAATGCCCGAATCGGTGCTCATGCCTGCGCCCGTCAGAACACAAAACTCCTTGTCCTCCAATAGTGCGATTGCTTTATCTATCTGTTTAGCTCTAGCCATTTACCTTCCTTCCCAGAAAGCTCACGAATACGACCCTGGGATACCAGGGCGTTGATTGATTCTTGCAGGTCGCGTACCCTCCACGCTTTGAACCTACGATTAACAAACTCTAACTTTACCTTATTATCCCTCTCTTTGACAAATTGCTCAACGAGGTCACAGTTGCGCTCGAAGTCCGAGGCGCTAATCTGCTCCGCCACGATGAATAGATTCTTGACCCACTCTTCGGCATATGAGATTGCTTTGATGACGTGAATCTCCTGCGCTTCATCTTTTCCATCCGACAACGCCAATAAAGATGCGCACTTCCGAATAGTAATACCCATGCGGACTAGCGATGGATTGATAATGTCCCAGTTTTGGTCAGACTTTTTGATAAGGTTCACCAGGTCCCACTTGGCCTTGGTCATCCTGTCAGCGCCCTGCTTAGTAATGCGGATGGGAATGTAGCCGTTCGGCGTGGTTCCGCGAAGTCGCCGTTTGGCATCGGCAAACTCGGCCGACCACTGGCGAGCCATTGGCTCAAATCCTAGTTTGATTTCAGTGCCATCTGAGTCCTCTTCAAAGAAAGCATCTTTTGTTAGCGTTCTTGGCTCACCGATACACCAAACAAAACGCGCAAGAAATCCAGACTTGAACATCTCGCGGTTCAGAGATCGTGTAATCTCCTCCGGGGTGCCCATCAGGTGCATCAAAAAATGAGTCTTAGCAACTCGCTCAATTTCTTTTTTACCCACGCGCAACATCGGCGGCACAATGCCGTCATACAGCAAAGCGAGGTCCTCCATCATGCCGGTTGTCCAGTCCTGGTTTCCCCACTGCTTGAACAATCCGTGCGCCTCATCCTTGCTGAACAAGGACACCTTGCCATCGCGCTCCTGAAGCTTCTCGCCCAGAGCGTTGGGGCTGGCGTTACCGCCCAGATTATAAAATTTGTCTTCCATGAAAACATCATCTAATACAGTGCGCATTAACTTAAGCGCCTGCGACTTACCGGTAGTAGTTTCTCCGAGGGTCATCGTGTACAGATTGAGCCCCTCTGGGCCATTCTTGCGTGGAATGAATGCCACGTCCGAAAACGAAGCAGACAAGATTAGCCAGCCATTCATTCGATCGTAGGGTGGATTCTGCTTAGCCAACTTGGTTTCGCACCATCCCACATAGCGATCGACCCAGCACGAGTAACCGTTCGACATCGAACGCTCGTCATCGGTCAGCAGTGACACCGCAGACTTGGCGGTACTGCTTTCCTCTGGTGGCTCCTGAGTCATACCGGTTTCCCATTGGACATCGAGCCAAGCTTTGTTGGCTTCGGCTAGCAAGCCGTTGAAGCCACGAGGGTCCTCGAGCGACCACTTGCGAGAGGCCGGTGCGTTCCAGGCAATAGTAAGCGCCTCGTCATCGGTGATAAGGTCACCTAGTCGGAACAGCTCACACAGCAAGCGATAGCGCATCTCTGAGCGGTTGCCCTCTGGACCGAGGATTGGCTCCTGAAGCGCCAGCTCTAAAACATCTGCTGGAACTTTATTCAGGGCATCCGTATAATCTGGCAGATCGCTGGGCTCCACAATCTCCACAGCATCCGTAACCCGGCCCATGATGGGGCGCTCATAAACATCGATGTGTTCGTAAGCGTTCTCCATCTCCTCAATGGTATAAACCGTGCCAGAGATTTCAGCGAGCACGGACTCTGGGAACCCGTGACCCGTGTTTACAGTATTGGGCAGGCGCAACACCTTGTTCGCCGACCAGCCCGAAGGGTCACAGCCGTCCTCGCGGTGGGCTGTTGTAATCTTATGGGCAATCTCGGCGGCCCGCTTGGCATCTACAGGCTTGTCGAGAACCCAGTAGTCATGACCGCGACCCTTGGACGTGACGACGTGAATGCTGGGCATCAGTCGAAACTTCTCCGGCGCACAAAGGTCGGAGTCCATGTAGATGGTTTGTGATGTTAGGGCGTTCTCCGGAGTACGAGCGATACTGCCCTTATCGTTTCTCTTATCGCCATACAGCAAAGGCGAAAGGTAGACATCCTCTTTGGCGTATTGTTCTGCATAAGTAATCATCTCCTGAAGTTGTTCGGGGTACTTAAATGTTTTGTGAATATTTATATTAAGTTTACCGCTAGAGGTCTTGCCACTGGCGCGACTAATGAAGGCGTTGCCCGGGGCTGACCCCAGGACTCTTTCAATAAACTCTTTCACGGATAACCCTACCTCTTTGGAGTAAATTACGTTCTGGTCGTGTAAGACCGCCCCATATACCATCTTGTTCGTTCGCCTCCAAAGCATACTCTAGACATAGATTTTTAAGTGGACAACCACCGCATAGCACTCTGGTTGCTCTGATCTTTTCCCGAATTAATTTATCGGAATGATCGATGAAGAACATATCTGGCGCATTCTCGCACGGTACCCCACCGATTTCGACAATGCTGTCAGTTAGTTCTCTGTACAGATTTCTTGATTTTTCCGTTGTATTCATTTGTTCCCTTCCGCTGACCGCCCAGGACTCGAACCTGGAACCTTGAAGTTAACAGCTTCCTGCTCTGCCATTGAGCTAGCGGTCATGTGTGCGTTGTCGAGTCGCACCCCTCGGCACTGCTAGAAGGCTTCGACCTCTTTGCGGTGCTTGACGACCACAGACTCAACATAGTCGGTCTGTAGTGAGCGACCCTGAGTGCCGTCCTTCTTGTCGAACTCCTTCTCGACCAGTGTGGCGACAACCTCAACGAGGTCACCCTTCTGAATGTCAGTGCCAGCCAGATCGCGCCACAGAGTCACGCGAACCTTGGACACGTCACCAGTCTTGACATACTCTCCCGAGTCCTTGTCCTTCTTGGTGTGGTTGACATACAGAGGGAACTCCAAGAGCGGTGCCCCCCCTGCTTCACGTCGCTCCGGGTCGGCGACAATGTTCCCGGTAAAGGTAGCCTTGATTTGACTCATGACCTTCCTCCTTTTCTGTGCTCTCGCACTTTGTTTTGAGCATCCGAGACTGCAAGCAGTCCCAGGAATGCCTCGAAGTGTAGCGGAATCTCCTCCATGTCTACAACTTCAAGCCTACAGAACGGTTCCATATGTTCGCCGTTCTTCTTGGTGTCAGTTGGTCTGATGTGTAACAGAGCATACTGACTAAAGCCTGGGACTTCAACTTCGGACCACGAGTTATCAGATTCGATAAGCATCGCATCGCACGCACCCAACGCAGACAACTGCATGAAGTGTTCGTCCCAGACGTTCCTGGATGTCTTGACATCGATAAGGGTGCGAACCCCATCGATCTCCCACAGACCGTCAGCCGTGCCTGCGTAACCATACTGGTGTGACCAGAGTGTGGTTTCGGTCAGGATCGGCTTGATGTCGTGCTCGGACTTCCAGGCATCCCATTGAGCAATCATTTCCCAGAAGTATGGTGAAGCAAGAGTTACATCGGGATATGGACTGTCATCGTGTTCGGCAGCAATCCAATCGTGAACCATCGTGCCGAGTTCCGCAGCGTCGTTCAAGACACCAGCGGAATAGTTGCGGATGTCCTGGTCGTCAGAAGCCAATGGATCGCGCTTCCAGTACCAGCGAAGAAAGCCAAAGCCTTGTTCCTCGGTGCGGTTCATTAGTGCATCGATGTTTGCCACCGCGTAAGCGGAAGTGTTGTCGACAGCCCACTGAAGGACACCGGGCTTGTCCAACTTTTTGAGCACGGTAGTTACACCGGGCACAACCTGCCCCGTTAAGGGGTGCTTGTACCCGGAGCCACCATGCCCGGAAGATCGGACTCTAAGCTTCGGTTCCGCCACTTTGTTGCTCCTTTGCGAATAGATACCACGCTATGTGCGAGTAGATGCTGTCTTCCAGTTCCTCAAGTGGTGCCTCGAGGTCTTCCTCCCCGAACCACCACTCTCCGGCCTTCCAGGAGTATTCTCCTTGCTTTGCGACCTCTGGAACCTTAGACCAGTCGATCTCGTAGTTATTCGAGTTCGCCATTTTTCAGAGCCTTCAGCACCTCGGCGAGAACATTCTCATCCTTCATCCAGTCGGCATTTCCACCGGAGATTCTGTTACCGATAGCATTGGCAACCGAACCTGGCATACTGGTGGCACCGAGGAACGCTTTGATCTCGTTGTACAACTTGGTCGGTCCGTTCGCGCTGGCAGTAGCAATGCGCTTCTGTACCGGAGTTGAATCCGAAGAGGTTGGCACAACCTCGACACCATCGGGGTCGGGCTCTCCGGTTGCGATGTTAAATGTAAGCAGGTTCGCAATCTTCTGCGCCTGCGTGACGGCCTTGCGACCACCCTTGTCACCATTGTCCGCACCCTCAGCAGTAACACTAACGGTGAACTCGGAACCATCCTCGACCGAGATATATGTAACGTCAAGCGTTACAACAGTCATCGCAACGAAACGGTTCGCACCGATCTCGCGCGTTACCAGTTGGTGGTTGGTAATCACTGGACGGGTGATGACTTTGTTCTCAATCATCAACTTACTGATGGCCTCGAGAATGTCATCGTTCTTTACATACTTATAAGAACCCTGCGATGCTGGACCGATACCGGCCTTGGGCACGTTGCCCACGCCTGCCTGGATGTTTGCGATCGCGTTGTATATCTTTGGTACTGACACTTTATCCTCCTTGGTTATTGTACTCACTTGGAACTACCTTTCCTTCTTTCCATACTTGCCCTCCCCACACACCTATTGGTGGTCTGTAGGCATTAGCGAATCTAGCACACTCGACCAGCATGGGGCAACCCTTGCACATCTCATACGCTCTCTCCGCCGTTGGCTCGTAATCTTCGTGGTAATCAATGTATTCCCCCGGATTGTTTTTACAGTTCGGGCTCTTGTTATCTAATGCCACCTCTAGTGGTGTCATCGCTACCTGCTGACGCTTAGTGAGCTTTAGGTAGTTTAGGCTCGGGAAGTTACCGGAACCGCGCGTTATATCTTTCTGTAACGCCCTGTCATTCTTTTCCTCCCATGAGTTTGTCACTTTTCTACCTTGAGCTGTTCCATAATTATTTGTTTGGGCAAAAAATTCCAACAGTAATAACTACTGCTAAAAGTTATCTTATTGTTTTGCTGACCATTGGGTAGATTGAATCTCATTCTTTTATCAAACATAAGAAGTTGAAGTTCTTTTTCCTTGAACAATTGTTTTGGCGCTGAATCATTTAGCCAAGTGTTTGACATTACCAAAGCGAACGGTTTGTTGAAAGAAAGGGCTCTTTCGAATATTTGTCTTTTTTTGGTAAACGGTGGATTTGAAATAATGACATCCCACTTGTCCGGTTCGTATTCATAAAAATCTAAACCATCTTCGATGTGAGAATGAACAACATCGTTTGTTTTTGATATTTGTTTTACAAATTCCGAATCATCTTTATCAAAAGGGCACCAAACAGTAACGCCGCTGGGTATGTATTTTAGAATTGGCTCCACTCCATATGGGGGAGTGTAGCACTCATCATTCGATCCAGCCGAATACATAAGCTCTTTACTGAAACTGTTGCTCACTTTTTAATGTCCTATTCATCTCTAACGCTTTTTGGAGTTGAGCACTGATAACCCCAGAGTCGTAAGTTTCTAGGGCAACAATGTCGAATGAACGGACCTGGCGTATCTGACCCTGACGATGAACTCGTTTCATCGCTTGCTCATTTAATATTCTATTGTCTGAACGCGAAGCCCACACGATGTTACGGGTAGCGTGTTGCAATCCATCCACGCCCTCAGCAATGGCAGATATGACCGCCACCACATATTTCGCCTCTCCGGATATGAACTGCTCCTTGTATTTTTGTCTCTGCGCCTGAGAAATATCGCCATGCCAGGGAACACAACCTGGAATCCTTGCACATATAACATTCGCGAACTTTTTAGAATCGGTCAATATCAAAGCGGACTCGTCATCGATTCTATTCTTCAGGATATCTTCGAGTGCCTCAATCTTTGTGGACTTGCAATCATTCTTAAAGATAACCTCACCCTCGTCTGTTACCGAAAACATTCCGAGTGTGGCTTGGCGCAACCTAGTGCGCAGTGTGACGGGAAACTCCACAATCAGTGGATTCTCTTCCACCCACAAAATCATGTCTTTCTCAAGTTTGTCGTAGGCTCTTCGTTGCGTAGAAGATAACTCAACAAGAACTTGCTCCTCCACTAGGTCTACATCTAACTCAGACTCCAGGCGAATGTAGCAGGGAAGAGCGTTAAAAAAAGCCCCAGGATTCTTTTCGCCGATAACCTTTTTTCCCGATGGATCGAAATAGTCATATTCGGTTTCGCACCACCTATCGCGCCACACATAAAAAGAGTTCTCAATGGTGTCGGGCCATAGCCACTTTGTCACCGCATAGGCACCACCAAAACTATTTCCAGTGGGAGTTCCCGACATGGATATTTTCATGGGTGCTTTTATCTGCTTCAGTGTCTTGTAAGTTTTACTGTGGCGATTCTGTGACCTGTGCGCCTCATCAAACAAAACAATGTCCGGCTTCTTAGCCCAAACATTTGTGCGCGCCCTGCCCTTCCAGCCAAGGCGAACAAAGTATTCAGTGCCCACAAAATAAATACCATCGACCCCCTCCATCCAGAGAGCAAAATTAATCTTGCCCTCCTTCGTGGAGTTTAGCCAACGAAAAGGCAGCGTAACTCCCTGGCGCTCAAAGGTCGTTTTCCATCCCAACCTCGTGCCCAGTGGTGCAATCAATAAAACAATCTTGTCACCGCGCCTGCGAACAACCTCAACACCCTTAACCGTTTTACCGGCTCCCATAGTTGATGCGTTTAGAACGGCTCCAGAACTTTCCCAGACCATCTTTACAATGGCTTCCTCCTGCTCAGGAGTTGGGGTAATCCTCTCCATTTTTCCCTCCAATAATATTTTTGATCGAGTGACTCAATATCGAAAGTATCGAAATGTTGCGAGCATCCGCCTGGGCCAGTTCCATAAGTCCCATCATGGTGTGAACCGGCAGTCCATCTGACGAAAGTGTCAAATAAGTATCGGACTGTCCGGTGTCACCATTTGGTGGAGCCAGAGAAGCGACAATAACCCATCCCGTAGGAAAAGATTTACCCTCTGTTTCCTTGCGCACATAATCGTTTATCGCCTTTTCGATGGTTCTCTTGTTCACGCATAATCCTTTGATTTGAGCCATTCGCAAACTTCATCGAAATAAAATCCCTCTGTCTTTTGGTCCAGAGAGGCGACAACATCATTCCGTACCGAATAGTCCTCGCTATAAAGTGGAGACAGGCTTAGGAGCATTATTCTACCAGTGTCAAGAGACTTGATTTGGAAGTCAGCGTACCCAGAGTATTGACTAGGCCCGTGGCTGTCATAAACAACATGCAGAATGTCACCATCAAGTTGGTAGGTACCATCCAATGGATCATTTCCAACAACCTCAGCAACCCCGCTAGTGCGAGAAAGTGATTCGTAAACAGTGTTGTAACTGGTTGTCCCCAAGGCTCGAAGGATATCGGCCTTGGATTCTCCAGAATCCACCGCATATCTGATGGCGATGTCTAACTGGGTTTGCAGGTTCGCCAACTCTTCTCTCATTTGCTCGCGGAGCCTTTGCTCCAGAGTTGTCTTAGCCATCATGTATGCCTGTTTTGTTTTTGATACTGCATCTAGTCGAGCGCTCATTTATTCTCTCCAATGTCCTTCCGCGACACCCTCAGCATCGTTAGCCCAATATTCACTCTCCGCAATCTCACGCATCTCTACAGGGTCAGCGTGAAACGACAGCATAAAGGAATCGCCCACCGTAATGTGGAGTTCTCCATGCTCTCGCGAGTATTCGTGCGAGCACGCCAACTCATCGAAGATGTGATACAACTTCTCCAGCGAATCTACTGGAACTTTATTTATGACTGCCTTATTGGCCGTCAATGTCTGATTTACCATTCTGTTCTCCATTCTCAATCAAATCGATCAAAGCACAATATACACACATACGCGCATCGTTGTCGTAGTCCCTCCACAGGAATAGGTTGTCGCAGGTTTCACACCTGAACACACCGCCATCCCACTCCTTCATCAGAACACCATGCTTTCCGCATAGAACTCGAACCGCGTTTCAGCGCAACGCTCGCACTCGAAGTCCCCCGAAGGAACACCCCAGTTACCGTCTAACTCGTACTTCTCGTCTCGGTCGCCTAGTGGAACATCGCAAGTGAAGCAATACACTCCACGCTCATCGCACACACTACAGACCTGATAGACCTCATCAGGCTGGCCCTGGCGCTCAACCCTTACCGGAGCCGAGTTCCTGCCACACAGATAGCAACTCATCGTTTTCCTCCCTCTTGTCATACAGGCTGGTTAGAAACGCCTTCACCATGATAGGAATGTTCTTGTAGGTCACGAAGAAGGACTCCAAGTCAATCCAGAAGTCGGGGTCTTCGCAATAGTCACCGCCATCGCGTTGCCTCTTGCCCAGCGTGAGCATCTCAGCATCTTGCTTGTCTAGGTCAAGGTTTGCGACATGGTCGCCGGAGCCGTAGTGAGCGCCCTGGCTAGGAATCGAGTAGACCGAAATAGTCCACCCCTCCTCTTGGTAGTTGGTCTCATAGCCAACCCTGTCCCAAATATTCAGGTCGTAGTTCATGCTTCCCTCCATACATATTGGTAAGACTCCGGCGGTGTGCCGGTG